ATGAAGTAAGAAGATTAGAGTTCTTAAATTCATTAGGAGGTTTTGATACATTTAATTTTACTAAGGTTTCCAGAAAATCAGAAACAATTGAAAGAAAGTTTTATAAACAAAATGCTGATAATATGGTAAGTGGTGTAATTGATTACTCACTTCAAGATAAAGTTAAAACTCAGTATTATACAAGGTCAAGCCCAAAGATTAAATTAAACTCTGATAATTTAAGTGTAGACGTTTATAATTGGTTATTAGAATTAATAGAAAGCCCTGAGATTTATTTATGGGAAAATGGAGAGCGAATTGCAATACAAAATATTAGTTCAGATTGGGAGGAAAAAAGAGCTGATACAGATAGTGTGTTTAATTTAGAAATAGACTTAGAACTAGGAATAGATAATTACAGACAACGTGGTTAAAGAAGAACTATACATAGGAAACGAAAGGGTAGAGTTATTAGGAAGTTTAGAGCCTAATTTAACATTTAATATTTCAGATATTAAAAACCCTGATAAAAGAAAAAGCGACTACTCAAAAAGTATTTCGTTGCCTGGAAGTAAAAAAATAAATAAATTATTTGAGCATATCTTTGAAGTAAATATAGACTTACAAACATTTAACCCTAATTTAAAAACTGATGTTTTATATTTAGTTAATGGAGAAACAATAATAGACGGTTATCTTCAGTTAAAAGAAATTAAAATAATAGACGAATTAATAAGCTATGAAGTTACTATAATTGGAAGGGTAGGTAATTTTATAAATGAGTTAGGAAATAAAGAACTAACAGATTTAGATATGAGCGCTTTAAATCATACATACGACAAAGCAACTCAGGAAGCCACGTGGAATTATCCGCTATCTACTGATTATGTTTACCCTATGATTAATTACGATATTAATTATGGAGGTCAAGTTTCTCCTGAAGCGTGGGACGTAGAAGATTTATTTCCAGCAATAACAGCAAAGAAATACATAGATGAAATATTTACTGATGCTGGTTATACTTACGATAGTGATTTTTTTGATAGTCAATATTTTGAAAATTTAATAATACCATTTTCTTCTAAGAATTTTGCACTAACAGAAACGGTAATTAATAATAGAATGTTTGAAGCAAATACTCCTTTATATGACGCTTCAGGAACAGATACTAAATCTTACTCAGGGAGTACTGATACGGCACAAATGGGTAGTTCCTTAAGCAATCCTGCAAATTTAAGAGCAAACGGTTATAGCTTTTTAACTAGAAATACAGTAGAAGCAAGCGACCCCTCAAATGTTCACAATCCAGCAACAGGGGTTTACACTGTAAATGAAAATGGACATTATAATTTAGAAGCTGGTTATGATTTTCAATTAACAATAACAACTCCAGCGTCTATTTATAACCCTATGTATAACCAAACTGAGGTATATGGATATTTGCAAATTAATAAATATGATAGCTTAGGTAATTTTGTAGCTACTTTAGATGAAACAGAAATAGGTATATTTTACGATAATACTATACCGTTAACACCTTCAACAACTTACACAAGTGGAGCAGCACCAACGATACCGAACGATTGGTTTGTTGTTCCTAGCTTTCATATTTCTTCGGTACTAGGTGGCAATTTTTCAACACCCCCCGCACGTTCATATAACCCTGTTAATAGGTATCAAGCGAATTGTAATAACGTTTGGCTTGAAACTGGAGAACAAATAAAAATAGAAATATCAGCTGCATTATATCCGATTACAACATTACGGTATTTTCCTAGTTCTGGCAATTTTTCAGATACTACTGTCTACAGTGCATTAACTGGACTTTTTCTAGGTGGAACTTTTGATTTAAAAATATTAGATGGTTATTTCAAAAACAGTGTAGTTAATAATGGCTATGTTGAAGGTAATACTATTGATATGAATGGTGTAATACCTTTGAAAATAAAGCAAAGAGATTATTTTATGTCTATAGTTAAGATGTTTAATTTATATGTTCAATCAGATGGGCAAAATGATAAGAATTTATTAATTGAGCCTAGAGATGATTTTTTTACAAATGATATAATAGACTGGACGCATAAGTTAGATAATTCAAAAGAAGTTTCATACCTACCAATGGGCGCTCTAGATAGTAAAGATTATTTATATAAATACAAGCAAGACAAAGATTATTATAATAAACTCTATGAAGAAAGTTGGAATGAAATTTATGGACAAAGAAAATACGGCATAACAAATGATTTTATAAAGAATGAATTTAAAACTGAAGTAATATTTAGCCCAACTCCAAGCGTAGGTCAAGCGTGGTATGATAGAGTAATACCTACTATAATAAAATATGACGATAAAAATGGAGTTCAAAGGACAGAAAGTAATATAAGAATTTTACAATGGAGAGGGTTAAAAAACACTCAGAATGGCTGGAGCTATACAGATAGTTCTGGCGTTTACGACTTTAAAACTACTTATCCTTATGCTGGAATGTATAACGACCCTTATACACCAACTGAAGATATAGGCTTTGGGCTTACAAGGGAAATTTATTGGGCGAATGTATTTAATAATTCTATTACAATAAGTAATAACAATCTTTTTAATAAATATCATAAAAAAATGATAGAAGAAATTACAGATGTAAATTCAAAAATAGTAAGAGGTTATTTTAGGTTAACGCCTTCAGATATTAAAAACATTAGTTTCAGAAAACAATTCAGATTTAACAATGCTTATTTCAGGTTAAACAAAATAGAAAACTACAACCCAGCTGAATTAACTATGTGCGAATTTTTAAAGATTAAAGACGCAGAAGTTTTTACAGCTTCAACGGTTCCAATTAAAGGAGGTATAGATGTAACTGTAGGAACAGAATTAAGCCCTACATTTAGCCAAGCAAGCGCAAGACTACATAACAGAAACAGTCTAGGTAATAGAAACCATACTGTAAGTGGAGATAATAATTATATAAGTAGAAGCGCAACGAATGTAGATATTAAAGGAAATTCAAATAAAGTTTATAGCAACGCTTTAAATGTAACGATACAAGGAGATGATAATGTAATAAAGTCTGGAGTTTCAAATGTTAGTCTTATAAATACAAATGGTTTAACTATAAGTGAAAGCAATACAACGGTCATTAATAATTCTATACTTGGCACTGGAAGTCTAGTAGAAGTATCTACAACACCCTATGACGCAACAGAAGAAATATTAACCTATTTAGTAGATACATCAGGAGGAAACATAGAATTATATTTGCCAGATACTACAACTATAGGCCAGACATTTGACATTAAATTAATAGATGCTTCAAATACTTTAAATATAACAACAGCTTCAGGAACTCCAAGAATAGACGGAGCAGCAAACAAAGCAACATCTACTTTATATGACAGTTTCAGTATTAGATTTGATGGAGTGAATTATCAAATTATAAGTAAAAATTAAAAACAATGGCAACGGAAAAAATAGCATTACAAGTAGACGTAAACACTGGCAAAGCTGTTTCTAATTTAGGCAAGTTAGAGAAAGCAACTAAGTCAGTTGCAACAACCACAAAGACAGCAAAGAAGGAAACATTAACGCTAGAACAACAATTTAAAAACCTTAACAAACAAATAAAAGAAGAACCTGTTAATATCAGGGCTATGAATAAGCAGATACAACAGTATCAAGCTATTGCATTAGAAGCTGGAAGGACTTCGCCTTTAGGAAGGGAAGCTATACAAAAAGCTGCTGCATTAAAAGATAAATATGTAGATATCCAAAATGAAGTTAATAGATTGGCTAATGATGGAGTAAAATTAAAGGCTGCTTTAGATTTAGGATCAACTGTTGTAGCTGGGTTTGCTGGTTTTCAGGGAATAATGGCACTGAGTGGAAGTAAGTCAGAAGATTTAAGGAAAGCTATGATGAAACTTCAAGGAGCTATGGCTCTTTTAATGGCTGTTGAGACTATACGTAAAAATTTAGAAAAGGAAAGCACCCTAGTATTAGTATATAAGCAGACAGTAGAAAAAGCTGGCATTCTCACAACTAAGGCTATGACAGTAGCGCAAACAACATATAACTTAGCTGTTGGTGCTGGTAGTAAAGCTATGAAAATATTTAGGTTTGCTTTAATGGCAACAGGAATAGGCGCTATAATTGCGGGTATAGGTTTATTGATAGCAAACTTTGATAAAGTTTCGGCAGCGGTTAAATGGTTTGCTAATGTAGTTTATAAATTCTTTAAACCAAATATTGATTTAGTAATAGATGCTTTACAATGGCTAGGAATTGTTGCGAGTGATGAAGCGCAAGCGCAAGAGGCAGCCTCTAAAAAAATGATTAAGGCCTCGGAAAAAAGGCGTGAGGAAATAGATAAAAGAATTGAAGCTAATAAAAAATTAAATGAAAAAGTAATTAATGGAATTGACTTTGAAATTAATAAACGTAAAGCTGCTGGCAAAGATGTTGAAAAATTAGAAATAAAAAAGCAAAAGATATTAATTAAACAAGCTGAAGAAGAAAGAAAATTATCTTTACAACGAATGAAGTTATTAGCAAATGAATGGCAAATGAAAATTGCTATGGGTGACTATGATGCAGACCAAGTAAAGAAATTAAAAGACCAAGTAAAGGAAAATTTAAAAACTTTAAATGAGAGTGCTATAGCTATAAGAGACTTAAAGCAACAGACAGTTGTATATGATATTGAAAAAGAAAAAGAGAAACAAGATGCTATAGATAAAATAAACGACAAAGCAGCAGCAGACAGAAAAAAGAAAGCGGAAAAGAAAAAGAGCGCAGACGAAAAGGCAGCTGCAAAGCAACTTAAACTAGATGAAAAGGCCGCAGCGACAAAAAAGAAAGCGGACGAAAAAGCAGCAGCTGATGAAATAAAAAGAGAAGATAAACAATATGACTTATTACAAAAATTAACAAGTAATGCCAAAGAAAAGGAATTAGATAGATATGCAAAGGCTTATGAAAAGAGGGCTGCTTTAGCTAAGGGTAATGCAGAATTAGAAAAAGTAATAGAAGAACAAAAAAATATAGACTTAGCAGCTATAGATAAAAAATATGCTGATAAGGAAGCAGCAATAGCAGCAGCGAAAAAAGCAGCAGAAGATGCAGCAAAGGATAAAGAAAAAGAAGACGCAGAAGAAAAAAGACAACAAGAGTTAGATGATATGACTGCTAAGCTAGACAGCGCAACAGCATTTTTAGATTCATTACAAACTTTAAATAATTTAGCGGCTGGAAAAAGTGAAAAAGCACAAAGAAAAGCATTTGAAAGAAACAAAAAAATACAATCAGCACAAGCAATGATTTCAGCGGCTAAAGGGGTTGTAAACATTTTAGGACAAGAAAGTCTTTTACCTCAACCAGCGGACGGAATTTATAAAGGAGTTCAAATAGCAGTTTTAGCAGCGACATTAGGATTACAATTAAAAAAGATAAACAGCGCTAAATTCGGTGGCGGTGGTTCTGGAGTTACAACGCCTTCTTTAAGTGGTGGCGGTGGTGGGAGCGTTCCGACTTTAAACCCTGTCTCAAACACAAATACAGTATTAGGACAAGAAAATAAAGTTTATGTGACAGAAACCGATATTTCAAATACACAAAACAAAGTAAAAGTAATAGAAGAAAGAGCAACATTTTAAAAATTAAATTATGGAAAAACAAGAAAAAATAAAATTAGTAGAATTAGTAATAGATGATGAAGAGGGCGTAGAGTTTGTTTCGTTAGTCGATACACCAGCAATTGAATCAGATTTTTTAGCCTTCAAAAAAGAAGACTTTAAATTTAAAATTCAGAACGAAGAAAAAAGAATAGTAAGCGGTTATTTTATGATCGCAGATTTGCCTATGATGAGAATGCGCAACGATACTGTTTTTTATTGTGTCTTTAGAAAGCATACAATTGAAAAGATTGTAAATAAGTTTATGAAGGAAGGACTAACAAACCAAACAAACTTAATGCACGATAGCCAAGCTGATGGGGTGTATATTATAGAGAGTTTAATAATAGACAAAAAAAGAGGTGTATTAGCTCCTGAGAATTTTGAGAAAGTTCCAGATGGTAGCTGGTGGGGTTCTATGCGTGTTGAAAATGAAGATATTTGGCAACAAGTAAAAGACGGCACGTTTAAAGGTTTTAGCGTGGAAGGGATCTTTTCAAGTTCAAAAGAATTAAATCTACAAACTAGAATTGTAGCTAAAATAAGAGAGGTAATTAAGAATTATAAAAATTAACAGAAATAAATTAAAAAATAAAACATATATTAAGTATAAACAAAAACGAATTATGAAAGTAAAAGAAATGTTTGAAGAAATTAAAGACATCTTTAAAAGCGAAGGTGTCCAAGTAGAAACCCCAAGCGTAGCGGTAGATATTAAACCAGTAGAAAAATTTGAGGATTTAGTTTTAGCCTCAGGAGAAGTCGCACAAGTAGAGCCAGAAGTAATTGTTGGCGCTGCTGTTGTTTTAGTTCAAGATGAAGAATTAGTTCCAGCACCAGACGGAAGTTGGGAGTTAGCAGATGGTCGTATAATAACTACAGAGGGCGGAGTAATTACAGAGATAGAAGAAATAGAAGATGAGCCAGAAGAAATTGCTGAAGCTGAGGAAGAAGTGGAAGAAGTTGAGGAGTTAGATAAAAGCCCTTTAAATGAAGAGCAAAAGAAAGAAGCTAAAAAGATTATCGAAAGTATCATTACTGAAAAGGTATTTTCTAAAGAAGACACAAACATATCAAATGAAGAATTTACAGCAAGAATTGATAAGTTAGAAAAGTCTTTTGAAAGTCTTTTAAAATTAGTTGAATTTTTAGTAAAAGAACCAACTAAAACAAAAGTAAACAAAGCAAAAAATGGGTTTGCTAAATTGCAGCCTAAAAAGAAAACAGATATAATAGAGAAATTAAAAAACATTAACAAATTAAAAAAATAAAACTATGGCATTTGATGTAACAGGATTAACAAATTACGTAGACGAACAAGCGATGGCGCTTATCGTTGAGAGCGTAGCGGGTGGCAACCTAGCAAAATATGCAACTTTACAACCAGACGTAAAAGGACCAACATCGATTAATATTTTAGATACTGACGCAGTATTCCAAGATGATGGATGTTCAAGAACAGCAAACGGTGAAACGGTATTATCTCAAAGAACGATAACTCCAAACGCTATAG